AGCCCAACGAACTTGCATCACCTGACCCGCGTCTTTTGCGGGTTCAGGTGGATGCGTAGTTATATGGCGTAGCAACCAAGCGGAGAGAAAAATATGGCATCGCAAATCCATGAGCAACTATTAGATGATCCATTAACGCAGATGGTAAGCGATTTTGATATGCACGATGGGAAATTTGTTCACGTTGCCGAATCGAACGAATGGGTGACGGAACAAGTTACTCAAAAAGCTGCTTTAATTACATTTCTGAATGATGGTTTAGGTAATCGGTCTGAATGGATACCCAAAAGTGTTATCGGGTTTTCTCCGAGTGGGGATTTGTATTTAAAGGAATGGTTTTGGTCAAAAAATCGGCCTTAGCCATATAACGGCTTTGATAACGCGCGGCGGGATTTTACCTACCACGGCAGAATGGGTAGATAAGATGAATATGCCGACCAATTTTCTGAGGCTACCCAATCCCGCCGTCGCGTTGATTAAATTGTTATATTTTGGAGCGACATTGAGGAGAAAGAAATGGAAACAATGTGGGCAATAATAGGAGTACACGGGCTTTATATTGGCACTTGGTTGACTCGCCGGGATGCAATTACGGAACACGTAAGGATGAAATTTGGGGCGGGATTTTTTATTGATATGAAGAGACGTGACAAGTTATGGAAGCGATGCAAAAGACAAGGCGATAGAGTAGTAAAAGTTGAAATAAGGGTAACAAACTAAGCGGAGAAATATAACGACCAGGCATCACCCGTGCCGCCGCTTTTGCGGCATCGGGTGCATGTGGAGTTAGAACAGCGTGGCACGGAGTTAATATTATGGAAAGATTTGTAGCTTTTAGCGGTGGAGTTGACAGCACAGCACTTGCCTTAATTTGCCCGGATGCACAACTTGTGTTTACTGACACGGGTTGGGAATTCCCGGAACTTTACGCGCACATAAACAAATTTGAGAAAATGACGGGGCGCAATGTGATAAGGCTTAAATCAAAACATGGCAGTTTACCCGATTATATCAAAAAACAAAATTATTTTCCGGGGCATGGATCAAGATACTGCACCCGTCTTTTCAAGATTGAGCCCTATAATGAATTTATTAAAAATCATCTGCCGGCTGAATTGCTAATTGGTTTAAGAGCAGACGAACCGGAACGAATTGGGAATATAACAAATTTGGAAGGGTTAAAAATTCGCTATCCATTACGCGAAAAAGGATTAGACCGGGTTGATTGTTTGAAGATTTGCGCCGACACTGGATTACTGCCCCGCTTTCCGCTTTACATGGCGCGTGGCGGCTGTATCGGATGCTTTTACAAACGCAAGGCGGAAGTATCCGCGATTGTTAATCTTCTCCCGGAAGTGGCGGAAGGCTTGAAGGAACTTGAAAAAGAAGTTCAAGACCAGCGTGGAAAATTTGCTTTAATGTTCCCGAATGCGGGTAAATCAATCCAAGCTATTCAGGCGCAAGGTGAATTGTTTAGCGCCAACGAAGTTTATCAATCCGCAATGAAAAATGACGATGTAGGTTTAGAGTGCGGATTGTTTTGCAATCGCTGAATCAGCGTTCTAACGAACTTGCATCACCTGACCCACCGTATTGTGGCGGGTTCAGGTGGATGCGTAGTTATACCGCCAGAGGTTAAAAGATTACAGGGAAATAATGCAACCGTATTTTACCGATGATTTAGTGACCATATACACCGGGGATTGCTTAGATGTTATGAAAGTCTTTCCCGAAAACTCCGTTGATACGATCCTAACCGATCCGCCTTACGGCCTGAAATTCATGGGCAAAAATTGGGATCACAGCGTGCCGGGCGTGCCCTATTGGGCGGAGGCGCTGCGGGTGGCGAAGCCGGGCGCGTATCTCCTGGCGTTTGGGGGAACGCGCACTTATCACCGCCTGACTTGCGCCATTGAGGATGCCGGTTGGGAAATCCGGGATTGCATCAATTGGCTTTATGGCTCCAGCTTTCCGAAAAGCCATGATATTAGCAAGGCGATTGACAAGGCGGCGGGGGCGGAAAGAAAAGAATTTGTACCAAACTTTTCCGCCGATGGCAGGAACAGAGGGGCCGAACCATCTAAGGGTAAGATACATGATGGTGATATTATGCAAATGGGGTTTAGAGAAAGAGCGGAATTTAATAAGACGCTTCCTGTATCCGAAGCCGCCCAAACCTGGCACGGCTGGGGCACGGGCTTAAAGCCCGCCTGGGAGCCGATCATTGTAGCGATGAAGCCGATTGAAGGAACTTTTGCAAACAATGCCCTTACCTGGGGCGTGGCGGGGTTGAATATTGAGGGATGCCGGATAGGGATTGAAAGCACGATACGTAATAGTAATGCTGGCACTAATGGCGACGGGTGGGGAATGGGTAAGAAACAACACATCAACGGCAGTATAGAAGGCCGCTGGCCTGCCAATGTTATTTTAGACGAATACGCGGCGGAATTGCTGGATGAACAAAGCGGGATTTTGACAAGTGGTAAGCCTGTTGGTATCAGGAAAGCAAATAACAAAATATATGGGCGTTTTGAGACGGGAACTCCTATCAGTTGCTTTGGCGATTCCGGCGGCGCTTCCCGCTTCTTCTACACCGCCAAAGCTGCCCCGAATGAGCGCGGCGAAGATAACGACCACCCCACGGTAAAGCCCCTGGATTTAATGAAATACCTTTGCAGGCTGACCGCCACCCCCTTGGGCGGCGTTATTCTCGATCCGTTTATGGGATCGGGAACTACCCTGCTGGCAGCGCGGGAAATGGGGCGCAAATCCATCGGGATCGAGATAAACGAGAAAGATTGCCGAACCGCTAAAAAGCGGATGAAACAGGGAATGCTTAATTTTGCGGGATAGCGCAGGCGGCCTAACTATATACTAACCATTAGGCCGCTTAAAGCGTTGTTTTTATTGAGCCGATAAATTCAACCGTATATACGTCATATATGCGACAACAGGTCAACATAAAGCTCCCGCCCAACCTCCTGGTGGCTTTGCGCGAGCACTGTAACCCATACACCGCCTTTATCGAGGCGGCGATCCGGGAGAAGATGCAACGCGAGGGCATTGTTATACCTGCTTCCGATAGTGGCTGGCGGTGGGATGGGGATGTTGATGATATGCCGTTTAACTTGCCGGTGGATGAAACTGGAGCCGTGACCTTCCGGCGTAGCGGCGATAAAGTAGGTTAGCCGGTCATTTTTAACTAATTTTCTTTGATTTATAAGGGTTTGGTGTTATATTTGAATCGCTATAAAAATTGAGGCGTTATGTTCCTAAAACATAAAAAAATCGACTTGCGGGAGTCTGTTATAACGGCGACGTTATGACCGGGTCCTGCCTTAGCGCCTTTGCCCCGATAGCAAGGCTCCCGCAAGTGGGTTTTTCCCTCCCTTCGCAATCACCGCAGCAAAGGGATTGATCTAACTCATAAGAAAGTGAGGTCGTTATGAAAACCGTAAAATCGGATCGGAATAATTTCCCCCAAAACAGCATTAAAGATGATCAATTGGAGTTTGCAAATTTAGTTGTAAAAGACCTCTTTCCGGGGGCAAAGCCTTTTGAGGTTGAGGTTCTTGATAAATATGGGAGTTATGAGCTGAGACATGACAATCTCAGTCATAGTATCCTGCATCAAGATGGTAAATATACGATTCAAACGATGGTTTGCAAATTCGGCTGTTCTTATATGTCGTGGGATGTTGTCGATGTCGAAACATTGGATAATTTTTATTTGGCAGTAGAGAAATTATTTCAGGTCATGGCAATAGAGAAGATCAATTATGCTTGCGCCGATGCTGCCGAATATCTCCATAATAAAGCAATGGATGGTCTTTGTTTGGGAGAATGAGCAATGAACTACCCGGAACAGGATAACCTTTCTATAAACGAGAACAAGGAAAGCTATAATTCCGGCTATCGGCTTATCTATAAAAGTATAATCGAACATGGGTATATCGGATTTGAGAAACCCTATAAACGCTCAGAGGCCTGGATGTGGTTAATACTTAACGCCTGGGGAAATCCGAACAAGAAGGGTGAAATTGTAATCGAAAATAAGCTGTTTATTTTGAATTACGGGGAAATAGTTTATTCTCTAAGATTTTTAGCCAAAGCCTGGGGATGGACAGAGAAAAAAGTTCGTACCTTTCTGGAAAATTTAGAAAATTTATCTATGATAAGCCGAAAATTGACGCAGCAAATGACGCACATAACTATATGTAATTTTGCATCTTATCAAAATAGAGGGCACAGCAAAGGGCGAACCGAGGGCGAACTGAGGGCGAACCGAGGGCACACTGAGGGCACAAATACAATCACTATACCACTATATCACGAAACCACTAAAAACATATTGTCGGATTCTGAAAAACCGAATCCGACCGCGCGTGTTGAATATTCCAAGAATTTTGAAGCATTTTGGGAAATCCTGCCCTCTCAAATGAAGGTTGGGAAAAAGAATGCTTATCGACATTATAGGGCAACGGTCAAAAACGAAAAGGATTACACAGACCTTAAAACCGCTTTAGAAAAATACAAAACTTGTGATCGTTTCAAGCGGGGATTTGTTCAAAACGGTTCTACCTGGTTCAATAACTGGCGGGATTGGTTAGAATATACTGAATCTTCCGATAACGGTAAAGAGACTTTTCAGCAACGCCGGGAACGCGAAACAATGGAACAGGTCAAAAGAGTATTAGGAGAAACAGAAAATGCAAAATGAAGAATTTGGCCGGATTGTATTGCAAATCAAAAATTATTGTAATTGCGAAATGAATGATGACCAACTTGCCGCATATAAGGCGGTAATGCTTTACCGTGACTATACTCAAGTTAATGAGGCCGTTCAATTGGCCTATACCGGCGGGTATCTTGATGAATATATTAAACGTCGCAATATCCCCTCTCCGAATATCTTTGAACAGTTTTATCACAATATCAAGCGCCGCGAAGAAACCCGCCCGGCGGAACCGGAAGAAATTTCCAAGACCCCGGTTGGGGCGCTTTTTCTGGCAATCATTATGGCCGGATTTGAGGCCCGTAAAAACAGACCTAAAGACCCGGCGGTATTTGCCGGGAATATCCGGGAATTGTGGAAAAAAACCGGATGGAGCGGGGAGTATTTGGCTCATGTTATGGGAGAGAATGTCGCAGATACGAAACGAGAGGAGATTAGAGCCTGGATGATGCAGCTAATTGAGGAAATCTTGAAAACCGAACAACAGAAACCGGCGGTAATTAAGCCGGTATTGAATGATGTGCCATTTTGAGAGGCAGTGATGAAACCTATTTTTGTTGAACCACAAATGAATAAAACCGAAGCCCGATTTGCTGAGTTTTTACAGACTAAGAAACTCGAAAAATCAATTGTCGATTGGCGATTTGAGGCCGTGCGCCTTATCCTTGCCAATAACACCAGCTATACGCCGGATTTTTTTGTGATCTATAAAGACCGTTTTGTGTTTTTTGAGGTCAAGGGATTCTGGCGTGAAGATGCGCGTGTAAAAATCAAGGTTGCAGCAAGGATGTTCCCCTGGTTTAACTTTATTGCTGTTCAGTGGGAAAATCGGGAATGGGTTTACGAGGAAATTAAGCCATGAAGTTTGAAACGCTCAAAAGGCTATTGGCCGATGAGGTCAAATATTATCGCTTATTGCAGCATTATGAGTATGCGCTCGAGGGTGAAAACCTGGAAGCGCATAGGCGGGCGATAAGCAAAAGAATCAGGGCAACAAGACGAAAATATAGGAGGCTTATCAGATGAAAAACGAATATTATTACCCTTGCTGCGGCGGGTTAGGAACATCCCCGAACTGCCCGAACTGTGGGAAGCCCGGAACGCTCCGGGAAGAAAACATCGATGGGCAGGGGGAAGAGGAAAAGAAAGAGGGGGAGTGATGACCGGTATTGGGATAGGTATTGTGATTTTGCTTGTATTTTTTATTGTGGGATGCTTGCTAATGATTTTGGCGGGAAAATGAAAGGGATTTCATGCAGACTTATCACGCGAAGGAAATATTCTTTTGTTTCTCCTGCAATGGGGGGATGAGTTTAATCAAGATGTATTATGTTGATTACGCTCAAAGCGGGGGGAAATGCCCCAATTGCGGTGGCCAGCTCTGTGTTGCTCCTATTGCGCCGGATCGGGCGGCAATTCGCCTGGAAGATGACCCGGCGAAGAAATGGGCGATGACTCAGGAGAGATTCAAAGGGGAGCAGAGTGAGCAAACGGCGAAAATCAGGGAAAATGGGGATGCTAAGACTATTTGAAAACCGGAATTGTATGGAAGGCATGGCCGAATACCCCGACAAGTTTTTTGATTTGGCGATTGTTGACCCGCCGTATGGTATTGGAGCATTTTGGAATGGTGGAGATACAACCGCACAACCTAAAATAAAATCACTTCGCCAAAACGAACGGAATTGGAATAGTGCAACGCCAGATAAATCATATTTTCTTGAACTGAAAAGAATATCAAGAAATCAGATTATTTGGGGATGGAATTTCTATACAGAATATCTTGGTTCATCTGAATCATTAATTTTTTGGTTTAAAAATATGGGCGCACCAAATTATTCAAACGGAGAGATAGCTTATACATCATTCAAGCACAAAATCCGTTATTATCGTTATGATTTGGCTCTTGATAATAAGAATAGAACCCATCCTTGTCAAAAACCGATTGCGCTTTATCAATGGCTATTGGAAAACTACGCCAAACCCGGCGATATTTTAGTTGACACCCATGTTGGCAGCGCCAGCAGTTTGATAGCTTTTGAAGCCCTGGGCTTTGAATATGTGGCATGGGAGATAGACAAAGATTACTACGAAGCGGCAAAAAAACGTCTGGAAAACTGGCGCAGCCTGCCGCTGTTTGATGAAAAGAGAGAAATTGAACAGATAAAATTTGATTTTTAACCGCGTCCCGCGGGGCGCAAACCCTAACCAGGAGGAACAAGAATTATCATTTTAGCCGTTTTATTCGCGTTCGATGAGTCTAAAAGTCAATCCCCCGCCTTTTTCACTTCGGATACAGGAATTTTGGCGGGGGATTTTTATTGACAAATAGCGCCGGATTGATTACATTGGTGGTGCAGTTCTTCATCATTCATAATACCTCCAGAGTGTTGCGCCCGGTTCCCCTTCCGCCGGGCGCATTTTTCTTGCTTTTCACAAAAAACAAGCCGTATATTCTTTACAGCAAAAGGGATTTGCGTATGAAGCAGTGGGAAATTATGTGGTTTATCAATGGATTGATGATTATCGCACTCATCGCAATCACAATCTGGTATTTGATATAATGGCCTTAAACAAAGATGCCGCCGACAAATTAAAAGAACTTTTTGAGCGGCAAAAAGCCCGGATAAAAGAACTTGAAGCGGATAATTTTGAATTGCGGCAGGAATTAGGGGCACGTCAATTTCAGATTGATACCCTAACCAGAAAACTAAAAGAAGCGGTTGAGGAAGTAGCAAGAATAAGAATAAATTGGGCGGCGGCGCAAGAAGGATTGCCGCCATTAATCCATGAACGAAGCAAAAAAGGAGTAAAGTGAAATGACACTGAAAGAGATTATGTTCGCAATTCTGAGCGCATTATTGCCCTTGCTCTATACGGCAATTACCAACGAGCGCCCGGATTTTCCGATGGATTTACAATCATTCATTGCCACCGTTCTATGGCTGGTCGGCCTGCCTTTCGGCGGATGGCAGTTGCTAAAGGGGCGATTGACATATAACATCAAGAAATCCGGCGTAGCCAACCTGGGGCCGCACCGCATTAAAGCCTTGTGAGGTCGAAATGGAATTCTTTGAAGCATTCGGAATCAAAAACGCCGCGACGATTGTTATTGTCGTTTTGATTGTTCAAGCTATCAAAGCCAATACCAAATTCCATTCATTGGTTTATTTTGGTTTGGTGGCGGGTTTAACGGCAATGGCGCAGATTTTTATCATCAACTTCAATGAAGGGTGGCAAGTTATCGGAAATGAAATTTTCAAAAATACCCTTGCATCCGTTGGAGCGTTTCATCTTGCCAGGAAAATCCCCGGATTAAACAAATGGATTTATTCTGCACCAGAGGCAACCAATGAGCCAGAAGAAAAAACGCCTCCGGCGGTGTAAAGTATGCCGCCAAAGCATATTTACCCGGCATACTGAACTATGTTCGGTGTGCCGGTCGATTCTGCGCCGGGAGAAAGAGCTGGCGGCGAAATGGGAAAAGATTAAGGTAATTGGCGATGCCGGAATTTACGCACACGGACGTTAAAACAATTGTGGATTACATTAAGGATGCCAAGCAACGGCTCGGCTCGCTCGCCGCAATCGAAAAATTAGCAATCGCAAACCAGCGCCAGATCGAAGAGAATCAGCGCCAAATCCAGAAGAACCAAGCTGCGATTGAGAAACTATATGAGGTCGTCGCCGGGAAATTGACGAACGGCAAAAAGGGGTTATTGGGGCGAGTTGAGGACTTGGAAGAAGCGGAGCGGGAGCGCCGGGAAGCAATAGCGGAGAACAAGCGGGAAGCAATAAGGCTCCGCTATACGATTATCGGGGGAATAGTGGTAGGGGTGGTTTTGTTTTTAGTGCAATTGGTGGTAAAGTGAAAATGCAATCCGGGGTTTTGGTTAAACCTATCAAATTCGGGTAGCTTTGGGGGGTAGGTTGAACGCAAGTAGTTAATGGGTAGTGCGGGAGAACTGGATATTTTGAAAAGTGTTGCAAAATAAGGATTTTTTGAAAAAACGAGGGCTTTAAATGCCCTATAAGCCACGATCCTATCTAACTTATTGATATTATTGGCAATAAAAAATCCCCGGCTCAGTTAGAACCGGGGATTGTGTTTTTTGGGCAACTATCCGATTGTTAGGCTTGCGTTTCAAAGTGTTCAGCCAATTTAATTTCTATCATATCCAGCGCCCAGCAGGCCAGATTGCCGGGCTTCCGAATCCCGTTTTCCCAATCGCTGATCCGGCTCTGGCCTATTCCGGTTATCATCTCAAATTGGTTTTGAGAAAGGTTGTATTTAAGGCGCAGGGCTTTGACATCCGCCCCGCGCCAAAGTTTGGGCTTTATTGCCGATCTTTCCACGTGCCCCCCGCGGGAATTGTATATTGATGAGTCGGGTTTCCCCGAAATCCTTCGGAAAGGCTGGCGGTGTACCATGTTTTGCCACCATCGTAGCTGGCAATTTGGGTGGGGCGGTCGGCGTAAAGCCCTTCACCCTTTTTCAATTGCTCAGTAGTGTAGATATTACCGTCTTGCATCTCAACCTCCTATAAATAGTTTTTGTGGTTTTGCTTATCGAGCACTCGGAGCAAGTGCCCGTCGTACACTCTATATTCCGCGATGTCAATATCATCCTGCGTCTTGGAAGTATTTTCTTCGATTAGTACCAGGAAAATATCTCCATCATCGTCGGGACCATCCGGCAAGTATTTCGGATTAATTTCTTCCGGGGTTGTCGGGAGCGCGTATCGAAGCTCAATCCCATTAGGGCGGCGTCGGCAAATTGCGCCTTGCGGTACTGTATTAATACTTCTGCTTTCGTTTGTAACTTCTTTCCAGAATTTTTCCATTTCTTTCTCCTTTTTCATTTAACTTTCACTATAAATATAATGCTAAATAGCATGTTCTGCACGGGTTATGCCCAGGCCGTTATTCCGCCTCACTTTCCGTTTTTGGTTTTTCCGCCTCCCAAAAAACGGTTAGCAGTTTCGCGCGGGTTTCGGGGTTCACATAGTGCCGCATAAACCGGCGGATCACTGCATTTGCCGATTCGTTATCCCCTACGGCGGCGTTGAAATCGGCAAGCAACTGCCTGCCGATGTGGATAGTTTTAGATTCAGGCATTTTTTGCCTCCTGTTTTGATAGTTGTCTGATTTTCTCCCGGATTGCCTGGAGATTCTCTTGCGCCTGCGATAGCTTTTTGAGCGTTTCCGGGGTTGGGTTATCGCCGCAGAACCAGGCGGCGTAATGTTTTTCGTGCTCAATTGTTGCCTGCACCAACATTCCATTTAATTCTTTGCGGGTCATCATTCTACCTCCGTTGCATGGAAAATTGCGCAATAATTAAAACCGTAGAATTCAGCAACTGCCCGGTCAAATTCCACGAATTCAACTTGGCAATCGGTACTTTCTTCGATTGCATCACGCGCTTGTTCTTCGGTAAATTCTTCATCTGCCAAAATATAGTGCGAAACGGGCAAAGCCCGCGTACTGGTTTTATATACATATTCCATATGACCATTGATATTGTCAGTATGGCCGTTCCAGGCGTTTTCCCCGTTGCCATGGTACTCTTGTTTCATTGTTGACGGGCGGGCAATTTGCCATTTACCATTTACTTTTCGGGTTTTATACATTTCTCAATACCTCCATTTAGTTTTTCCCCGCCTGTTTTTTCGGGGCTTTCAACTCTTATTTCAGGCGGGTTGCCCCCGGCCTCCGGTGAGGGAGGCCACAGAGTTATAATTCGCGCATCATTTCATTAAGTGCGCGATAATCGAGGCGGGAACCATTCCACTTTATTCCATCGGGTGTTTTTTCGCCGTTTAAATCTGCCCATTTAACAAAAGCGGCGTAGGGTGCTTTGCCCTTATAAGAGCTCATAAAATCCTTTGCCGAAAAATAAATCCCTTCATCGTTGCCTATCCAGAGCGCAACGTTCCAGGTTTGATAATTTTTCCAACCATTGTAATCAGCCATGACAATACCTCCAAAATTGATTTATTGCGCTTGCTTTTTAGGGATTTTCAACTCTTAATGCAAGCGCATTATCCCCGGCAGGGTTGCCCCTGCCACAGAGTTATAAAAGATTATCAAAGAACGATTGCGGTTTTTCTTCCGCTTTTGCGTCAGCAAGCCAGGCGTTAATATGCTTGGAAGTGGTTTTGCTCCACTTTTTATCGGTGCGATATGCCCGGCCATTGATCCAGGCGGCAACCGGCGTTGAATAGGAAACCAGAATCCGGCCTTTTTTGGTTTCAACTTCTGTCTGATTGCTTCCGATATTGCGAACTGACATGATAAACACCTCCGTTAAATTAAGTTAAGCCCGGCGCACTGGCCGGGCAGTGGGTTAATTAAATTTGCTTGCGATGAGGAGTTTGTTTTTGCTGCTCATTTTTTTACCTCCCGGCCAAATTTGATTCCGACTAAAACCCGTTCGCCATGCGATAAACACCAATCGGATTTACCGTTTTTCACATGCAGATTTTCACCATGCATGAAAAACATTCCGGCATGTTTAGAGCGGTAGAGAACGGATTTTAGATAAGTGGTGATTTGCACAACTCCGCCTTGTTTAAGATGATCGTTTATCTTTTCGGCCATTGTCATGGTTGCACCTCCCCAAGAATTTTATTGAGTTCTTTCATACGCCGGGAATGCGTTTTGTAACTGGCCGCTTTTGACAATTTGCGCCGGGAAGATTCAATTTTCCACCATGCCGCTTTATCTTTTATATAATTCCCGCGGCGGAAATCTTCGTAAAACGGCAGGGCGTGAATAGCATTACGCACAGATTCAACCAATTTTCGATATTCCGTTGCAATTTCCAAGGCTTTAGGATTTTCCGCTTGCAGCACCGGGATATTATTCACCGTTGCCACTTTTACAAGTTTACCGCTTCCGTGATTTGCGCCTCCGCAAGAACACTCACATTCGGGGCCGGTTGCGTGAGTACAACGGCCATCACAAGGGGTTTCATAATGGTATTTATACAATTTCCCGCCATTCACTTCCCCTAAGTACTCGGTTTTACCCTGGCAAATACCGCAAAGGGGATTTGTTTCTTTTGTTTCCGTTGTAAAAACGGTTAGACAATCGAGGCAGCGATAAAAATTATTCATGGTTGCACCTCAAAAACAATGTCGATCAATTCCGCAGGGATATTTGAGCAAATTGACACGAGATAAGCGGCGTCTTCAATGCTGCATCTGACTTTTACACAACTACCATTATCCAAAAAAATCAAAGTTACCATTGTTAATACCTCCATCGGTTAAGTGTTACGCCTCCCGGTTAAGGGAGGCCGCTCTAAGCCTAAAACCTGTTTAGACCCGCTTAGACGGGTTAAAACCAATACTTAACGGTATCCAATCCCTTTGCGGTTGCCCAGGCCACCAACTCGGCATTAAACTCTTCGCCAATATCTTTGACCTGCTCAGCTTCAAACCATCCATGAGTGGATGTATCGCCTTCTTCGGCATCGTCGATGCTGTAAGTGTTTGCAAATCCTCGGGATGTTTCTTGCTCGTATCCGTTATGCAATATCACCCAATCGTCACCATGATCTTCCCTGATTTGGGCTGCCTGGTCAATCAATAGCGCATCATCGTAAGCTTCCCAATCGGGATCAGATTTTCCGTTTTCTTCCCAATATTCTTCAATCGCCTCTTTGTACTCCGGCGCGTGAATCGTCGTATGTGAGCCGTCATTTTCGGCAACCAATACGTCGCCAAGCCACCAGCTTACACATGCCCATCCTTCGCGGGTGTCGTGGGAGTATTCCTCCCGGATTTCTAATTTTGCCATTGTTAATACCTCCAAATAATAGTGATAGATTAGTGAATTGGTTAGCTCCCTGCCTGAATTTGATTCACGGCCGTACTGCTGCCGGGCAGGGAGGGGGATTATTCATCGCCAAACGGCGTATATCCTTCAAAAGCGGGATTGTCAATAGCATATAAGCGGGTATAATGCCGCTTTGCAATGTAGTGTGCTTTCCGATAGAGCCACAAAGCCGACAAACTACCGGCGATTAATGCCCGATGATAGGCAGCGAATGCCCGACGATATTTGCGATTCATAATATCTCCTATAAGGTTAAGGGTTGAATAGCGCCCCTTCCGCATCGAAGCGCACGCCTAAAGCGAGGGGCATCTAAGGACATGCAGACCGTAACCAATCCCCGCAAGGATAACGGACAACACACGCTTGTCAAGTCACGCCGCAAATTGCGATTTCAATGATCGTTTGCCCTACTCACGCCGCACAAGCCGCTTTCAGGTATAGCGCGTTATCGGGTTGCGCTCAATTCAAAATCCACCGGTAATATAATACATTTATCGCGTTTGTCAATAGGTGAACAAACAGAAAAAATCAGGAATGTCGATTTGAAGCCACTTCCAGAGAAAAAATGTAACAGAAATGTAACAATTCGTTTACTAAGGCGGGGAAAGGGTGAACGTGAAAAAACGCTTGCAAAATGCCTGAAAATTGGCGAATTTTTAGAAAAAAGAGCGGAAAATGCCTCACAAATCAACAGAAATTGCCACTTGCGACATTAGTGTCGATGTAGGCAAGGCGCTCAAACGACCTTCACGCGCCAAATTTACACCGGCAAAGCGCAAACAATTCTTGCAAGAGTTTGCGAAACATTTTAACTTCACTAAAGCGGCGCAAGTCGTAGGAATTCATAGAGTTAACATTTATCAATTGTTGCAAACTGATTCAGATTTCGCCGCTGCGTTTCAGCAAGTCAAAGATGCCTATCTTGATACGGTAGAGGAGGCAAGTATAACCGTTGCACTACGCCCCGACGCGCGAGGCTTTAACGATAGGCGCTTAATGCTCGAAGCCCACCGAAAAGACATTTATGGGCGCAATCCAGAAATAGCCCTGCAAATCAACGTTAACAATCTTCAAGCTACCGGCGAACTTGCAGCGGCGCTGGCCCGAATCCCCCAAAATGCCACTTCCGAAAAGTAGATTTTCTGGGTATTGATAAGGGCGGTTATCAAGAACCAGCCGCGAAAAGCCACCGCAAAAACGGCAGGGATGCTGGGCGATCCGGGCGCGTCGTCGCTGCGGTGCTGCGGTGCGCACTTGCGCCCGGATGCCTTGCGCTTGTCGTTGTTTTGCTACACGCGACCCCGTGTGTGTCACGCGACCCGCCCCAGGAAGGAAAACGCGCCCCGCGCAATGCGGATGCGGATACGTGCGTTAATGGATCATCCCCCGGCACTATTTTACATATAGGTAGATCAGGGGCGATTTTTTTTCAGTGGGAAGAATCGGAGGGCTTTACCGGAGACGATTTCTTTTTTAGAGAAGCGTAGTTTGATGGTATCGGTGCGTTTGAGGGGTGAGTTGTTTGTTGAGGGGTGATGGTATTTGGAGATAATAAATTCGAGGCGGGAGAGTTGTTTTTTAGAGAGGCGGTTGGGAAATTTGAGGCAGTTGCGGATGAAGTCGGTTTCCCATTGCGAGACGAGTTGAGTGAGTTGGAGGATTTGCCTTGCTTTGACGATGGATGATTGCGATAAAGCGCTCATGTAACCTATCGTTTTCGTTTTCCCTCTACGGCTCAGTTCTCAGAAAATGTTATACGAATGGGGTGAAGTCAAGCGCAAAGTTTGCACACCCGTAAAAAATCAAGGCTATAGGCTTGATTTTTATGTTTCGTGCCAAAAAAAATAAATTATCAAGGCTATAGGCTTGATTTTTGAGATTTTTTAGTCAGATTTATTCTTTTTTCCCATTATCACCCAATAAGAAAAGACTTGACAAAGTATATTTGGGGATATTATATTTACCCCGTAAAGTGAGAGAGAAAAATGGAAGATCGTAAGAGAATATTCGACATTTTGATTTGCTTCAAGGAAACCAGTTATGAACGATTTGCCGGTGAGGGAAGCCCTTCCAGACAGATGGTGTCGCAGGTGTTACTTGGGAAGGGCGCTTCTGCGCCGGTTCTGGCGTTGATTGATGACTTCATTGCAAAGAACATTGATGAATTGAGAAAATTTATTGATAGAATGGATGGGGAATTATGAAGATAGCTGTCAAGAATAGCAACGTTGCCAAAGTCGATCCGTTGTTATTGGCGGAAGCGCGGGAGATTGCGCATGGGCGTTTTGCCGCAAATACCCGGCGGGCTTACCAATCGGATTTCCGGGATTTCGCGCAGTTCTGCCGGGATAACGATTTAGAGTTTTTGCCTGCCGCCCCGGAAACGGTAGTGTTGTATCTCACTTTTCTTGCCCGTCATGCACGATGGAGTACCATAAAGCGGCGCGTGGCGGCGATCAACGTTATTCATGCTGTAAAATGCCACCCCTCCCCTATCGACCAGACTGTAAAAGACTACAAGGAGAGCGTCAAGCGCAAAGTCGGCGCAAAGGTAGAACAGAAGCAGGCGCTTTTGCTGGATGATGTGAAAAGAATCCTGGCGCTTACGCCGGAAGGAATCAAGGGAGCGCGTGACCGGGCAATGATTCTGTTCGCTTTTACGACCTGGTTGCGGGCGGAAAACCTGCACAACCTGAAATTTGAAGATATTGCTTTTTTACGCGACGGGCTTTCTGTGAAGGTGCGCAAGGAAAAACAGGATCAGGCACGGAAAGGCCGTGAAATCATCATAGAGTATGGCAAGAATACCGAAACCTGCCCGGTAGAGAATTTGAAGCAATGGCTGGCGATGGCCGGTATTCAATCGGGGTGTGTGTTCCGGTCGGTTGACCGGCATGGCAACGTAAACGGCTCCATCAGTTATGACGGAATCCTGAAAATTCTAAAAAAATACGCATTGCTGGCAGGGTTGAATCCGGCAAAGATCGGCTGCCACTCCCTCCGGTCAGGTGGGGTGACTCAGGCGATTGTAGGGGGTATGCCCGTTGATGCTGCAAAGACTTACGGCGACTGGAAAAGCGCCGCGTTCGACGGCTATATCCGGCGCGGCAAGCAAATCCGGGCAACTCAATATTTGGGGGTATAAGGATATATCGTTTCCGAAACGCTGGAAGTCGGAGGCAAACCTTGACAGTGTATGAGAAAAAACCATGAACGGCAAAGGCTCAAAGCGTCATTGGAAGGTTTTGTTTAAGGGTGACTGGAATGGCAGTTATGAACTGTCGGTGGTGAGGAAAGACTATTCCATGGGCTTGAAATCGTGGGGTTGGGGATGTGAGCACAAGATAATCCTTTTTGGTACGAATTTGGGTTGCAACCATATTAATCCTATGACACCAGAAAAAAAAGAGCTTGCTATTAATATGGCAAAAGAATTGTGCAAGGTTCTTAACGGAGACAATGACAGTGAACGGTAAAGGCAGCAAGCGCCGCCCGATGAAGGTAACGGCGAAACGGTTTGCAAAGAATTGGGAAAAGGCATTCGGGAAACGCAAAAGAACGGTAAAGAAAAAACCGGGGTGAAATGAGGGTGTCTTGTGGTTGGCTGTTTTACTGTGTAGTATCTTGATCGTCTTGATATGTATCCTGGTCGCAGTGATCAGGATTGGCGGGAAACTGATAAAAATAAACAAAGACTGTTGGATTTCGAGGAAACAATGAACGATTTGGCAAAAGAGATTGTTGAAATAAACAAGGCGAACGGTTGGAATGTTGCGACCCCGGCAACCTGGGATGATGTAAACCGGGTTGGTTGCATACTGGCCTTAATTCATTCCGAAATCAGTGAAGCCCTGGAAGCTGTGCGCCACAGGGATATTGACAATTTCAAAGAGGAATTGGCCGACGCAATCATTCGCATTTTAGATTTGACCGGCGGAATGGGAATAGACATTGAAGAAGCGGTGCGCCAGAAATTAGAAAAGAATAAAGGCCGGGGATACCGGCACGGCGGGAAGGCTGTATAATGGAAACAATAGAACTCATTGGCGGGAAATTAGACGGGATGAACCTTTTTGTTGTGGCAGGGCGCAATGCTTACCTGTTCCCGTCTATCAATTCACGCTTGCTGATTTCCAGTGCAGAGCCGGGAATTTTTATTTGGTGCTATATCCGGCAAAACAGAACAAGCTATTTTCGGGTAAGCCGGATATGCCTGAATTGAGGGCAGGGAATGAGCATTGGGAAGTTAAAAGTAATTCTTGACCGTCAGCGCAATTATATCTCATACATTAACTTTTTTATGGTCGGCTATCTGTTTATCGACAAAGCCGGGTGGCATTGGTGGTACTTGCTGATAATCCCGGTAATAGTGATAGTGGCGTATTTTGACAGCAAATACATCTTGCGGCAGGAGATGGATTACCTGCACCGCAAATCGCCGGTACTGACAGAAATACTCAAGGATGTTCAAAAATGAAGAAAAGAAGCCTTACGAGGTTTTTGGTAAGCGGGGTATTCGGTGCGAACGGAGTTTGGATATACCTTCACTTTCAAGGCTCCGACGTGCTATGGCTTTATGAAAACAATGTTCCGGGATACAGCAGGTTAAAACTCGCCTGTTATCGCTGGTATATTCGCCGCTTCCTGAAACTCAACCACATATACGCCTTTATCAACAGTGAAAAGCTGCGCCCCTATCTTGAGCAATTCGGATTCAGGAAAGACCGTATCGAACTCAGGGAAGTCCCATGGCAGAAGGTCAAGGTGAAAAGAATAAAACATAAAGGCTTCAATGCCCTTTTCTACCTCCCCGAACGCTACACGAATACGAAATACCGCAACTGGATTTACGGCAAGGAATACCTGGATCAGTTGCGAGTATTGTGCCCGGATGTGAATTGGGTGGTGGCCGACAGTAGTCTGAACATGCCGGAAACCTACAAGACAATAGATTGCTACGTGAAAATCAACCGGTGCAAGCATTCCGACCGCAACCGCATAAGCAAGGAATGTGCTTATAACAACATACCCGAACGTGCATTCGACGTGTGGGAAAAGGATTTCAAAATAGAGGAAATAGTCGATTGGATAAACAGCCTGAACCTGAAATAATAGATATTTACCAGGGACGTTACAAAGCACATCAGCAGCGCAAGAAACTGCAATTGCTGGAACTGATGAAACTCCGGTATTCGGAGAGAATATTTAGCGATAAACCGGTAGAGCCGGAAAAAATACAGCAAATATTAGATTTGGTAAGTCTGGCTCCTTCAAGCTGCAATCGCCATGCAATCCAAATCAAAGTAATTGAATCCAGGGACGACAAACAGTTGTTATCCGGCCTGCTTGTGGGCGGGGTAGGCTGGCTTCACCGGGCGGCGAAGATTTTTTTATTATTCGGAGATCGCTTTGCCTATAAAGAAAATGTATTTTATATGCCCTACATTGATGCCGGAGTGCTGGTTATGACGATTTATATGATTTGTACTGAATTAGGGCTTGCCTGTTGTTATGTAAATCCGAATATCCGGGTTGCACATGACAAATATTTTTACGATGCCTTTGTTAAGGATGATGATAAACTTTATTGTGGAGCGTTGGCAATCGGCTATAAAGACGGCGAATGATTGCTTCTTATTGGGTAGGCACAGATGCGTTGACGCTGGTGAAACTTCCGCCGGGGAAGTTTATTTGGCGGTTCAGGATATGGGGACGACGGATATTCTGGCGGCTGTTTTGGCGGCGCTTTGTTCATTTTGCCTGTGCGGAAAGCAAAGACTCCCCGCTTGTGCGCAATCTGGTAAAGTTCGGAATACCTGAGGACAGGATAATAATTTGCCCGGTTCCGGTAAAATATAAAAACCCGGTGGAAAAGATACCCCATGACGGCTTTAATGTATTGTTCTATGCCAGCATGGGCGACGGCACGAATAATAAATTCAAGCGGTGGGTTTACGGAGTGGATATTTATGAGGCGGTCAAAGCGCATTATGCAAAAGAAAATTGCGGCTGGCCTGGGTATGGCATAAATTTCATTTATACCGATGGGAAGTATAACATGAACCAGGTTTTCCCGGTAATAGATGTATATATCAGACCTACCCGGCACGACGGCGCACCTTGCCTTGTGCGCGAATGCAGAATCAACAACATTCCGGTATTCTGGTCGAACCGGGAAGATGTGACTGCGCAAGAAGTCATTGCATTTATAGAACAGTATAGAACAGTATAACCCTCCTCATCATCCCTCCTCTCTCCTGAATGCGGCTGCCCTTGAACAAGGCAGCCGTTTTTTTTATTGCTTTTCAGTGAAAATTTTCCATAACTTCTGCCGGTAACATGGTTTCTCCTTGTGGTTAAGGGTTAGCCGGGGAGCGTGACGGGCGTTCCCCGGTATTTTAAAAGGATTTTAGCATGACCGATCTGGATGAACTGATAAAGGAATTCCTGGAATACATCAGAGACGTTTACGGTGAAGCCAAATACGAAGAATTTGTAATGGAGCGTTTTAAAGAATGGCTCCAGAAGTGGGCGGAATTGAATCACCCGACGGAGAATTAATATGCCTGCCGTATCAGAAAAACAGCGCCGTTTAATGGCAATGGCTTATGTTGCTAAAAAAAGGAAAGGCAAGCCTTCCAGCAAAAAGGTTAAACAGGTCATGCAGTCGATGACCTTGCAGCAGTTAGAAGATTATGCCAGAAAACCGAAAGGAAAATCAAAATGATAAAGCAATTGCTGTTATCCGTTTTGCTGTGTTTTGCGCTTTATGCGCAAAGCCCGGAATTTGGTTTTGGCGTGGGCGGCGGAATCAGCTACCCTACCGGCGAATTTAAAGAGGGAGTGAATTTCGGTTATTCCCCCAATGTTACCTTGCACGTCCCCGTGTTCGGCGTTCATACCATCCTTTCGCTCAGTTATGGGCTGTGGGATGAAAAGAATGTGGAGGATACCGCCAATAGCGTGTTTACCACAATCGAATATACCAACTTCCCCGTTCTGTTTGTCGGGGCGCGAAAGTATTTCGGAAGTTTCTTTGTCTCCGCGCTGGCGGGTATCTACCCGGTAAAGCTGAAAGTAAAAGAAGTGCGGAACGGCGAACCGTTTGAATATGAAGATGAAACTACCCAGGGAAGCCTTGCGCCGGGCTTTGGCGTGGTGTTCCCTTTCCAGGGGTTGAGGCTCGAACCGCTTGTAGAATATATGTGGAACGAGAATTTCTCACAGGCAGGGTTGAGGCTAAACGTTCTTTTCTAAAATTACAAGAGGAATGGAAATGAAAAAGCGATTTACGGTCTTAGGGGCAATAGTATTAACGGTTGCCCTGATTACGTACGCGATGGCACAATCGAATTACTTCTGGACAGTATATGTGAGAACGTTGTTAGAACTGCGCCCGGAAGCCACTTTTACCAATAATGGCACGACTACCCTCAGCGGTACAACTACCATTAGCGGTGCGACGACTATTAGCGGCGCAACAAGTATTACGAGCATTGATTCTTTGAATATCACCGGCGGTATCACTTCCGGTACAGGTTTTTGGGCGGGTGCGCCGTTGCCGAATTCCGACCCCACCGCCAGTTTTCAGTACTTTGAGGATTTTATCGGAACGCCGTTTGTCGTCACCACAAACGCCTGGGAGGGCTGGAAGGCTGCGGGGGATGCCTCTTATGTAGTTGCCAGTGCAGCCGGAACGCTTGGCGGGATTGTATCACTGACTCCCGTAACCGGCTCAAACAATGAGGTTTATTTTCAGCTTGGAGAGTTGGGCACAGAAACCTTTGTTGAAATTGATAGCGCCAGCGGTAAAAAGCTGTGGGTAGAATTTCGCATAACAACCGATGCGACAACCGATGCCGGGAATATCTTTGTAGGGTTGGCGGAAGAAGGAAGCGCCGCCGCCAATTTTTTACATGACGACGGTAACGATTTTGCAGACAAGGATTTGATCGGCTTTGTGATTTGGGAAGGCAACCCGGATACTACCCTTGTCGTGGCGCAGACATCCGGGGGAGCATTGGATACCGTTGGAACCGCAACGGATACGATTGCCGCAGGAACGTATTATTCGTTTGGGATATATTTTGACGGAGATACGACCATTAGTTATTACAAAAATGGTGTCGTAGAATCATTTACTTCCAGCACAGAAAGCGCCTTGTTCCCCGATGCCGAAGAACTCTCCCCCATTATAGCCTTAAAAAATGGTGCGGCGGATAAAACGGTGTTTATCGACTGGATAAAATTTGTTTCGGAACGATGATGACTGAACAGACACAACACGAAATCCGGCTTACCTGCCAATATGTGCCGGAACGAAAAACGGTTTTGATATGGGTATCTGCCGCCGCGATGTTCGAGATACCCTTTGAGATTTTCAAGAAGTTTTATTATGAAATGGATAAGGCGCAGAAACACGCGCAGAGCAATTTGTTAGTGCCGGATAACCGAATCGTGACACCTGAGATGGTAAAATAATGTATTGGTATTTGCCGGAACACGCGGAAACCTTGAAATACCTGCAACAAGCTCGCAAGTTGTGGGAAGAAGGTAAACTTGTTCCGGTTAATGAAACCGGCACAGAGCATCCGCAAGACAAACTCATCCAAGATTTATATAAAGCTATCCGCCCCATTGAAGCAGCGCAAGGGAAATGGATGTATTTCCCTAACGAAAAAGAGCGCCGCTTTCATCTACAACCCCATACCTTGAAATTTATCAGTGGTGGAAATAGACCGATTTCCGTTGACTCGGAAATAAGAATGGCAGATGGAAGCATAAAAAGATTGTCGGATATAGAAAAAGGCGATTCCGTTCTTTCTCTTGATCCTGCAACTTTGGTTTCTGTTCCGGCAAAAGTTGTTGAATATGTTGATGTTGGATACGAAGAATGTTTTCGTATCAAGGTTAGTAATGGTTCCAGTATTGACGTTTCTTATGACCACCCCTCGCCCGTCCTTATTGTTGATGAACTTTATAATTTTGATAGAACGCCAAAAGATCATCGAATTGAAAGATTAACTCCAGTAGAATTAAGGAATTACATCCGCAGTGGTAAGTATGTCGGGTTTCCGGTCAATCATATTGACTCTGAATTTATTCACCCAATAGATTTTTGGATACAAACTATAAATTATATCGGCGTAAAAAAAGTTGCCTGTCTAAAGATTGACAATCCAAGCCATATATTTATACTTGCCAATGGTATTCCTACTTGTAATTCCGGCAAAAGTACAGCTTGCATCGTTGACATAGTTGCGCAATGCGAGGGCTGGCATCCCCTTCAACGGGAGAATCTTATCCGGTTAAGTGAGGAAGCGGTCGATGAATGGGTAAGGGAGCAGTGCAAAAAACTCCTGGAAAAAAAGCTGTGGATTCCTTCACCGCCGATAAAGGCGCGGTGCGTTGGCATTGATTTTCCGAATTTTGTTGATAAGGTCTTGGGACCCGAATACGAGAGATGGGCAACCCAGGCAGAATTGAAAGAAGTTTCCTACGACAACGAAAAGCGCCGCAAGATCGTCTGGAAAAACAAGAGCCAGGTTGAATTTATGACCTATGCGCAAGAAGTGATTGCACACGGCGGCGCAGCTATCCACGTTTATCATCTTGACGAAGAACCGACCGAAGGGCATTATCAACAGGCGCTAATGCGTATCATTTCCACAAACGGGCGTATTCTTTGCGGAATGACCGCAGAAAAAGGCGTGTCCTGGACAGAGCAAAAGATATTCGAGCCTGCCGAAAAAGGCGATCCTCATGTTTTCGCAATGGAAATGAGCACCTACGACAACCCCATTGCCACCCCGGAAATGATTAATACGATCAAATCCCTGTGTCTCAATCAAGCGGAAATAGACATCAGAATTTATGGGAAGCGAGTTGCAAAAGGTGGTAGCATCTTCGAGAGTTGGAAAGATGAACATCCTTTCGTGATAGACCGCTTCCCCATCCCGCCGGAAGGGGGAATGTTAGTAATGATGATCGACCCGCACCCGCAACTACCCCATGCCGTTTCCTGGATGTGGATAGACCTGGAAAGACAAACAGCAGAGAAATATCCGCCTTTCCGGGATTTGCCGTATATGTATGTTTGCGGGGAATTGTTCGAGAAAGGCGGAGGATTCAAATTAGCGTCATATATCGAACTATTAGAGAATCGCCTGGGGCGCAAGCATGATTTGTGTATATGCGATCCGCGTGGCTGGCAAAAGTCACAAGAAGATGTTAATGCCAAAAGCATCGTTGAGCAGTTGAACGATGCCGCTATCTACCCGATCCAGGGAAGCAAGAACCTTATGGGCGGGTTGGTAAAGATGAAAGAAACCCTTGATCTTGAATGGGAAGTGATTTTGAACATGCAGGGCGAACAGGAAAAGATTACCCGCCAGTTTCCGCAATTGATGATCTTTTCCGATCTTGAGCATCATCGCTTTGAGTTCAAGAATTATCGCTGGCAGCCGCCGCCGATGACCCGCACGGGGGACAGCAAAGAAGCGCCGCAGAAGCCGGTTGACAAAGATGACCACTTTATCGAAAATATCCGGCGGGGCGTGGAATGGATGCGCGACCAGAAATTTGAGATATTTGACACCCCGGAATACGAAGTTGAAAAATTGAGATTTGCCGCAAACGGCAAGGAAATAGAAGTTAATTTTGAAGAAGAAGAATCAATGTTGATAGGGGCGTAACCAAAAGGAATTGATCGAAAATGAATGAAAAACGATCAAAATTTGTAAAAATCGAACAAAAAGTGAAGATTTCTGTTGAAAACAAGGAATTATTTCACGAATTTGTTGAAGAACATATTAGGCAGTGGTTTATGAACCGGGAATTTGGGAGGGTTGAAATAAATTGCAAGGATGGATTGATTAAGGTTTGCAGAACCGATTGGATAAATTGATATTATGAAATAGTTTTCAGGCTTACAAAACAAACTTGAAGCCGCTTTGACCTGTGGAGTAATCATACTCCCCTGTCTTAGCGGTTTTTTTATTTAGGGGAAAACATGAAATTTGAAAGACTTTATCCGGTTGAATTGATTTTTCGCGGCATGCTTAGCCGAAGCGATGCCGGACTCGAAAAATCGCAACGTCTCGCAAGGGTAGAAGAATATTTTGCTGTGGATAAACCTGACATTATAATCGACAAGATTGTTGAAGAAGCCGGTTTATCCAATACCGAAGAAAAAAACTTCGTTTACCGGATAAGCGGATTTTCCACAAATCCTAACGTGAGGTGACAATGAGACCGCGTAAGACCCCTGTTGTTGAAGCAAACGGCTCTGCTTTGCAGGCCAGTAATACCCAAAAGAATAAACTGGCTCAGATGTTTTTGCAGCTATTCGCACAAGACCCGATGTATAAAAGATTAGGCGGGTATATCACTCCCCTTCTGCAAAATTCGGTCGTATTCTTTTTTACCTGCTTGCCTTTAAAGCCGGAAGTGATTGTAAAAACCAAAGAGATTGCCGGGACAGATGAAACGGAAGAAGTGCAATACTATCGTTTCTCTTTCACGTGGCATCACCCCTGCATTGAAGGATTTTCCATAACCGTTGCCAACGATGTTCCTGTTGAAGATTTTGAGGATTTCCGCTGATGGATTGGAGCATGATTATAATTCTTGCGCTGTTTGGGGTATTCAACGCCTTTTCTTTCTGGATGGGAACCCGCCTTGCTCGCGGGGAGAATGTCATTCCTCACCCCGGAAGGTTAGAAGTCATTGAGCCGGATGAGCCGAAGGATAAGTATAACGAAATCTGGCCGAAGGATATACACGGCATTTACGATGAGGAAAAAGTTTAATGCCCGCTAAGGTTATGACAACCGAGAAAAAAGATCAGACCGAAATTTTGCGTTTGGCTGAAAAACTTATTTTCCAGGGATTGGAAGGGCGCAAGAATTCAAACGTGCTGATCCGGGCGCAGAAGTTCGACGATTACAGTTGGGGCGATCATCCGGTAAAAGAGGACTTCGGGCGCAAGGGGAAAACCTATAACAAATTTTCCGAAATTGTAGAAACCCGCATTGCCCACCTTACCGATAATCGCCCGAAATGGGTTTTCGGCCCCCAGGAAGAAGGCGACCTGTTCACTTCCAGGGCGCTCAATGCGATCCTGGGTGACTATCTTTGGGATAAAATCGAATGGGATGAAAAGGGCGAAGATGCAGTATTAGAAGCGGCGGCCTGTGGCTCCTGCCATATCAAGGCAGGGGTGGGAATTGACGGCTGGCCTACTTTTACGATTGTTCAGGCAGAATCTATTATTGTTGACACGCAGGCCGCAAAACATCGCCAATTGCGTTTTATCGGGCATTTCATCGCCCGCTCCCCTGAATATATCCTCAAAGAATATGGAGTGAAGGTTGCACCGGAGGCAGATTTCCAGCGCCAGAACAACGGCAGTAATTTCAATGCGCCGATTTTGTCTTATCAGCAATCGAGCGGCGGGTATAACGCTCCGAACGTGTGGGCAATGCTGAGAAGCGGGGCGCAGCGCCAGGGAGCGTTGAATGACGTATTAGGGCAGGCGATTGTTTGCGAGTTGTGGATGGATGACTATACCTTAGAAGTTATTCCATTCTCAATAGAAGAAACCAACATAGAACATTCATTAATGGCCGCCTTGCAGCCGGTAGCGCCGCAGCTTGGGGAAAATTCCCCCAAACACTTGCAGCAGCACCGCGAGTATCTTGCAACCCTCAATCCCGAATTGGATAAAGACCAGATTACTTTACTGAAAGAGCATATCGCTCTTACCGAAAAACTTCCCCAGGAAACGAAACAGTACAAATATCCCTATGGGCGCATTGTTACGGTATGTCAGGGTAAATTATTAAGAGACGAACCGAACCGCCTGGCGGAATCTATTGGAACGGATTGGAAAAACTTCTGGATAAAATTCGATTACACTAAAAGCCGGAACTACTATTGGGGAAAGCCTTTAGCGCATGACCTCTTTGACCCGCAGGATGATTTCAATTATCAGCAAAATGCAATTACGCAAAATATCAAGCTGCTTTTAAACGGCATCCGCAAGTGGCGGAGAGGGCGTTTTAAAGTCGATGATTTGAAGCGCATTACCAACTTAATCGGCAAGAACGTATTGGTTGACGATCCGGCGGATTTAACGGTCGATTTCGGGCGGGAACTGCCAGCCGCGCATTTCAACAATCTGATAACTATCGGTAATTTCATGGATCGGCAGGCGGGGAATACCGATGTGATGTCTGGCCATTTACCCAAAGGCAGCCCGGCAGGGGTTACGATTGACCAGCTTGTGCAGACGGGCACGGCGCGAATACGGCTTGCCTTGCGGCATTATACCAATGCGCTGAATAAAATGGGAAGATTGGCAATACAAATCATGTGCGAATTTACCGACCCCGCGGAAGAATTTGAAATTTTGGGAGAAAATGGGCAAATGCAATTGATTCAATGGAGGCAATTGCGGGAAACTTTACGGGGAAGCAGCGCCATGAAGAATATCCGGGTTGACGTGCGCAGTATATCCAGCACCAGCCGCCGCCAGGATCAGGATGCTATGATTCAATTGGCTCAAGTCGGGATTGTGGATCGCCAGGCGGTTTTAGAAACGATGGATATTCCCAATAAATACGCAATCTTACAGCGCATGAATGAAATCGAAATACTAAAAGGTAATCTGCAACAGGCTATGCAGGTTATAGATCAACAGCAAAAGCAACTCAATACTTTTGTCAATCGCGCACAAGCGCAAGAAGGAGAAGGAAATGTCGGAATTCCAACGACGCGGTAGAAAAAAGAGCGCAGAACCGCAACCGGCGGTGAAAGAAGAACCAGTTGCTCCGGTTGAGGTTGTTGCAGTCGAAGCCCCGGTTGCGGCAGCAGAAGTACCTGCGCCGAAAAAGCCCGAAAAAGTCGAGCCTGCCATACACGTTGACCCGCAAAAGCTGCTTGTGTGGGTAGCCCGGTTGAAATCGGGAAGGTTTACGCCTTATGGCAACGGCGCGAATTTTGGCAATCATTTGGTAGCAGACTGTTTCACGGTTGATGGCAAGGCGCCCAGTCTCGAAGAAGCAAGTATTTTGGTAAGACCGTTTACCAGCCGGTCATAACGGCTGAATTATAGACCAACTCAAACAGGAGCGTCTTATGAAATCCAATCAGTTTTTTGCGCCAGAGGATGCAACTTCCGGCAGCGGGAGCAATGCACCGACAACGCTGACTTACAATTACGCAGGCGAGCAGATCACGGTTGATCTTTCCAATCCCGATCAGGTCAAGTTAGCCCAGGATCGTTTGAGCAAAGGGCATAACATGGAAAAGATTGCGGAAGAAAGAAACAAGCTGAGAGAGCAAGCCAAGAAGTTGCAGGACACGGTAGATGCCTGGAATAGCCGTCTGGAAGCGGCCAAGAGCGACCCCGATGAGTTCAATGCCCTGATCAAAGACCTTGAGGGCTACATCGGCAAGCCTTTGACCCGCCAGGAAAAGGCAGATTTGATGAGCAGTGATGCTGACGACAGCGACCCGGTAATGAAAGAACTGGTGTCTTTAAAACGAGAGTTCACAACCTACCGGGAACAGCAAGACCGTTTGCGCCAGGAAGCGAGTATTCAAGAAACCGCCAAGCAGTTGATTGCAAAACTCGATTCAATGGAAAGCAACAAAGAAAAATACCCCGGATTCGACCGGGAGAAAGTCTATGAAGCTGCGCGGCAAGCGGGTACTACTGATTTTGATATGGTTTATTGGTATCTCAATCGTGAGGATTTGCTTCAACACGAACGGGATAAAATCGAAAAGGAATACAAACAACTAACAGAAAAACGAAAAGCGGCAGCAACGGAGGGCGATGCAAGCCCGGCAGACTTGAAAGAACCGCCAAAGAAATTTAAGAAATTAGAGGACGTTGGCGGTGCGATCATGGAAGATATAAAAGCTGGAAAAACATCGTTCTTTACCGAATGAGGTTGCTTTTCGTTGACGGAGGCTCAACGAAATGGCTCTGAATTATGATAATGTCACCGCGATTGTGCGTGACAAGTACATCCCTACCCTGAAAGATCAGGTTCACAAAGGAAGCGCGGCGCTTGCCCTGCTTGGGCTTGATGATCGCATTAAAGACCCCGGCCCCCGCCTGGAAACGATGGCTGTAGGCGGCGGAACAAAGGTTATCCAGCCTTTGGAATACGGCGAATCGAATGCGCAGTATTACAGCTATTACGATACCATTGATACCACTCCCCCGGAATTCATCACCGCGGCGGAATATGTCATGCGCAATATCGCTGTGCCGATTTCCATTAGCCAGGATGAGGAACTCAAGGTTGACGGCGATGATCTGAAAGTCCTGGATTTGCTGAACGCCAAAATGGAAAACGCGAAAAAAGGAATGCTCAAACAGTTGGCAACCGATTTTTACACCGGCTCCGGCGCTAACGGTTTGATCGGCCTGGATACCGCAATCTCAACCGGAACCTACGGCGGAATCGCCGGGGCTTCCTATTCCTGGTGGCAGTCTGGCGTGGATACAACCGCGCACACCGCCGCGAACATGAAAGATTCAACCAGCACCAGCTACCTGCCTACGATTTTGGCGACCGGCTATGCGGCCTGTACCCAATTGGGCAATCCCGCACCGACCCATGTGCTGATGACACAGGAAGTATGGGACATTGCTGAATTGATTGCCGCCGATGACAAGCGGTTTAACCAGCCCGTTGCTGGCAGCAAAGGCGCTGCCCTGGCCGACATGGGTTTTTCGGTGCTGATGTGGAGAAGCATCCCCCTGATCGTGGATCGCTACATCTCTACCTCCAGTTACCCGATGTATATGGGGAACTTCGCCGAAGGCTTCACCATGTATTATCATCCCAAGAATAACTTCAAGATGTCCGAATGGGTGAAACCGGCCAATCAGCAGGCGCGGGTAGCAATGCTTACCTATACCTGCCAGACCGCAGTCAGCAACCGGCGGATGTTTTACCGTTGGTCAGACCTCAAGAATTAAGCGGTTAATCAACTGAACATCAAAACGCATATCCAAGAGGAGTAATAAGAAATGGCACAAGGAACCCAAGCAGCGTACCGGAAGCCCCGCGCAGCCGGCCCTGCTATTCTTATCAGCCCGGATGGGCTTTACACCAATGATACCGTTCGCAAATTCAGCCTGGGGCAGAAAGCCTATGACGTTGACGGAAATGTTTACCGTTACGTTCTGGCGACCGAAGCCCTGGCGCGAGGGCAGGTAGTAACGGCTACCGCCCTGGCTGCATGGGATAGCGGTATCCTGGTTGACGGCGCGGTGACTGCCGGTGATACCAAGATTCACGTTGACACCGTAACCACTGCGGTTGCCGCAGGATATTGGAGCGGTTACTGGATCGGGCAGGCTCCCGCCGCCACCGGCAAGGGCGCACTTCATAAGATTCTCGGCCACGAAGCCCTGGCCGCCTCCGGGGAAGGGGATATTCTTCTTGATCCTTCCACCCCGGCAGCCGAAGCGTTTGCAAACGACGTGGCGCTCTTGATCTTCCATCCCTGGAAGGTTGAACTGTGCGACGCGACCAGCGAAATCATTCGCGGGGTAGTGGTGAACACCATCGACGCAGGAAGCTACGGGTTTATCCAGACCGGCGGGTTTGTTCCCGATGTGCTGGCCGGGCATTCCACCAGCGCGGCAATCGTTCTGAACGAACCGCTTGTTCCGCTTGCGACTCCCGCAGGCTCCGTTGAGGGCGTGGATTTTAGCTCTGCTTCGGAAGCGGAAGTATTGCAGGCTTGCGGTATCCGTTTGATCGCCCTGGAAGCATTGGCACTGAATACCGTTGCCCGCGTTCCCGCGTATATCTACGGCGAACTGTAAGCAAACAGAACACGGTGGGCGCAGGGGAGCCACTATCTCCCCTGCCCCGCTTATAGGATTTCAATTCTATGGCAACTCTTACCGGCGAAATCACTAAGGTTCGGGCATTGTTAGATCAGACCGATAATACCGATACGCAATTCTCAGATACCATGATTGGGAATTTGCTTAATCAAGGGCGGCGTTTGTTTGCCAGGATTTTGCCGCAGGAGATGATACCGGGATTGAAAACCACTGCTTCGATTACTTTGACATCCGGGGCAGGTGCATTCCCCTCTACTTTCTTGCGCCACGTGGAAGATGGGCAGCAGCTTGTCGATTCCGTGCAGGCCAGGGAAATCCCGCCGGGCGAGAGATGGAGATTGAAATTCCTTTCCGCCAATGATCTCATAAAAGGCGGCACGACCGACAAATATTACTTTTGGCACACTACCGGAGTATTGGTTTACCCGACTACCGCTTCTGCCATGACTTTTCAGTTTATCAAAAAGCCGACCGACCTGAGCGGCACGGATAGCACCGAATTACCGCCTGACGTTGATGACATGGTTGTCGATTTCGCATTCTACAAGTGCATGAATACGCAGCGTGGGGATATGGATATTGCGGCAATGATAGCGAAGGAACGGGGATTCCATTTACAGGGAGCTAAAGTCTAATGCCTACTACGCTTACCTATAAAGAAATTCAGGATTTGGTGCAGGATCAGTTGCAGGAAGTCTTGGCCGCAACCGACATGACCGGCGCGAAAATCCGCAAATATATCAATATGGGCTATAATGATTTCTGCCGCAGAACCAAGATTCTTTCCGACAATTACGACATTACCACTGTAGCGGATCAGGAAAGTTATTCTCTTGTTACCGGGGCGTTCCTGCACATTCAGCACGTGCGCTATATCGAAGATTCCACTACCGAATACGGAGAACCGTTGAAACTTTATCCCGGCGGATATGCCGGATTGCCGCAGCAAAAAGAATTCGGAATACCCTGTTTTTATTGGACCCGCTATCACGGCGACAATACTGCCGTTGAAATCGGCACTGTTCCGATTATTTCAACCAGTTCTGAAACCTTGCGGGTATTCGGTTATAAACTCCCTGCGGCGATGGGGTTAGACAGTTCCGTTCCGGTAATCCATGAAGCCTATCACGAAGCCTTAGTGCTTTATCCGGTTTGGAAAATGTGCAATGCCTATGCTCATAAAAGCAGGGCAATACGGGAAAAGGCGCGGGAAGCGCGGGATGAATATTTGGAAATGGTTGCGAGCACCAATATAGACAGCAGCGCCTTTTCGTTAGATGATATTTCTACCGTTGACGAATACGATAACGGAGAATATTGATACTGCTATGGCAAGCGAAAAACGATACCTGAAACTCAGCAATTTCAAAGGGGTAAACCGGGCAGTATCCGAGCGCGATGCTATTGATTACGCGCTACAGGCTGAGAACTTCGATAGCAACCTTGAAGCCGGTAAGTTGATCAGCCGGGGAGCGATTGGCATTATTTCCTCTGCCGCCGCCAATATAGATAAATTTGTCAATTACCGTGATGTGGAATGGAATAAGGATGTTTTGATAGTTTACGATAAAGATTCTACCGCCGCCAACCGCGACCTCTATGTTTTCACCAGGACATTAGGCGCAGCCATAACTTATGTAGCGCATTCAACCCCTACCTACCGATACGGTTCATTGCGCTTTGGCGATAACCTGCAATTCCTGGTGCATCGAAACGGGGTAAGAATCGGAACAGGGACAGCAGCGACAAACAGGGCGATGTTCGCAGGGTATATCAACCGGGCGGTAGGAAGTAAGCACGGAGCGATGTTTAATGATGCCATTGCTTTTGCGGATTTCTTCTTGTTGAAACAACAATGGGTGCAGCAATCAAGCCTGTTGAATGAAGCCACGCATATTTTATACGATTCAACCCGTGAGAGATACTATGTTTTAACCAGTCGCGGATTAGAAATTCGGGATAGTGATTTTTATGTTGAAAGAATATTGGATGACGTAAGAACCTGGCGGGATAATATCACCGCGACGGTATCTGCGGTATTCGGAGGATTATGTATAAGCGGAGATTCCCTCTATGCAGCAGGGGCAATTCCCGAAAGCGATGATACCAAAATTGTGCAATACGATCTCACCGATGATTTTAACGTGCTCAATTCGGTAACAAAAAGCGCGGCATCCAATGAATATTTTCATTTTGTTACTTGTGACGGAACCAAAGTTTATGCTACGTGGACAAATACGGTCAATTTTCGCATTGAGGAATATTCCCTTACCCTGGGTTCTGCGGCAACCCGCTATGATTCGGTAGGCGTTCATCTTTTGGGGATTACCTTTGATTCTACTTATGTGTATGCCATTGACCAGGATAATGGGTTGATTATAAGAATGTTAAAAGCATCACCATATACCGCAGACAGTTATAATCCCGGCGTAACTAACATGATTGACATTGCCCACTATGACGGGAATCTGTATTACATCAACAAGACTACTATTAATGTAACGGCAACCGCGACGTTTAACAGCGATTCCGTCAAATATACCGATGCAAACCAGGATTTCAATGCGATCAACTTTAACAGTGCAATCCCCTATCTTGCCCAAAAGAGCGGCAGAGTTGTAAAATTTGATGGAGTAACAAACTTTAATGTAGCCGGGTATATCCCGACGAAAATTTCCATGAGCTGCCCTTTGCAGAATATTCCCATTACTCATGCAAGTAATTCTACATTTTTCTACGCCTTTTCGCTTATTGATATTTACGGGCAGGAATCCCACTTACATCAGGGATGTGTTGTGACCCGTGTCGATGGGGTGCAAACCAGCAAGATAACGATAAGCGTCAATGTTAATTCTGAGGCTTTCGCCGAAATGACTTCCCCATCGACCGACCCCGATGATGCGTTATCGGTATGGAATGAATTTCGACGTATCAAGAAAATCAGGGTTTACCGGGCATACAATGAAACATCAACATCTCAGGAGCCGACCACTGATTTTAATTTTTTGCGGGAAATAGATATAAATGATGTTGACTGGACAGAAGTAACCGCTAATGCGCTCTATACGTTTGAATTTTACGACGGAACCGCACAAAAGTCTATTTCTACCGTCACCTACGAAGAATCGAGCGGATTGCCGGAAACCTTTAAACCCTATTACACCAACTGGCAATACGGTATTGAATTTCAGGATCGCTATTACTACGGCAATGTTCTCACTGATGAACTCAACGCGCACGAAATTATTGAAACGCCCATCAACGCGCCGGATGTTGCCTATCAGCATGACCAAAACATTGATTACTTCCATCCTAACGACGGCGATGAAATCAAGGGCTTTGCAACGGCATGGAACCGTTTTATTGCATTCAAAGGTCATCGCTGCATGGTGTATTACGGGTTGGATAAAGAGAATAATTATGACATCGGAACATCCGCGCCCAATTCCATTGTTACCCATAACAACGTGGTTTATTTCATATACAGGAATGGGATATATGCGCTTACCCCTTCCGGGTATAATCGAATATCCATGCCGGTTGATGAACTGTTAGCGGCGGAAACATTGACTTCCGTTTCCGCAGTGTATTACAAAAACAAGCGCAAGTTGTGGTTTCATGTTCCCTCATCGAAGTCTTATCTGTTCAACCATGATGAAGGAACATGGGATATATATGACGTGAACAACGGCGCAGCGTTCAATTTCGCCTATGTGGGGCTGGCATTGGATAATAAGATATTTGGCTCGAATGACGTTGATGAAAAAGTATGGGAATTTGATTCGAGCATTGACGACGCTTCCCCTGATATGACGGTTATCTTCAAAAGCGCCGACATACCGCTTGGCGACAGCTTTCTGAACGCGGTTATTACCCGTCTATTTGTGACTTTTCACAACACCAGCGGGACAGAAGATTTAACAGTAACAATTTACTATTTAAACGAAGATGGATGGCACAATAAGAGCTATACCTTTGATTCTTCTCCCACCGCCGATGAAACGAAAACAAAATATCTATCCGGCGTTTGGGGGCAGGTGGTAAGATTTGAAATCAGTGAAGCAATAGCGGATAAACTCTATATTGATTCAATCGGTATTGAGTACCTTGTCAAAAAACATGACCGGATATTAAATGTCAGCACGTAAGAAATATAAATTCCCGGAGCGCACCGGAGATCGCAAGGTAGATCAACGGCTTCAAGACATAGAGGATAACTTTGTCTCAGCAAACCGGGAAGGCGATGTATATATCGACCGTGATGTGCATTGCCGGAGTATCTATGTAGAAGGCGATTCGATTTATATCAACGGCATCAAATTAAGCGCCCCGGTATTCGATGACAATGGTTTCTATCTGCAATATGACCGGGTTAATAAGAAATTCACCTACGAAGAAAAAGCTTCCCCTGTCATTGAAGATGTGCAGGATATAGTCGGGGCAATGCTTACCGGGAATACCGAGACGTTTATTGCAGTCACTTACGAGGATAGCGACGGAACCATTGATTTCGTTGTGCCGGTCAAGGATGAAGATAACATGGCAAGCAATTCGGCTGCACATTTGCCAACGCAGCAATCGGTCAAGGCGTATGCCGATACGGTGCAACTCAACGCGGAATTGTTTGCGTTTTTCATGGGTTAATCATGGCGAATACTTATCAACTATTGGGGCAGGCCAGAGAGAACAGCACAAACGCGGTAAGCGTGTATTCGCCGGGAGCAAGCGAAGAAGTTATCATTAAGCAGATTGTTGTAGCAAATACAAGCGGAGCAGCGGCAACGGTGAGAATATTTATTGACAACGACGGAACAACTTACGATGAATCGACCGCAATAGCATGGGATGTGGCAATCCCCGCCAACAGCGTTTGGGACAGGGGTATAACAATTTGCATGAACAACGCGGCGGGGAATTTTGCATATCGCTCAAGCGTTGCGAATGCACTAACGATAACGGTGTTTGGTGTTGTAAAGACATGATGAAACGACTATACATCTTCCTGCTACTGAGCGCGGTTGCTTACGCGCAAAGCAGTATCATTGTGCCGGAAACGAAAGACCGGGAAGTGCGGGCGCAGGATTCCTATTCTATTGATGCATTCGGGCGCTGGCGGGTATCCGAGCCGTTTACCCTGTTCGACAGCAAGCAGTTGACCGATTCTTCCGCCTTGTTTTGGGACGATCAGGAAACGGATAGTTCTATTTCCGAATACGTTGACAATTACGCCGCTACCAAGATGAAAGTGGCGGATACTACTTTGGGAACGCGCACCCGGCAGACGTTTATGAGATTCAATTATCAACCGGGGAAATCCCAATTAATTCTTTTGACCTTTTCCAACATTAAAAGCAAGGCGGGGATAACCAAACAGGTAGGCTATTTCGATGACAAGAATGGGATATTCCTGGAAAGTCGCAATGATAGCGTGTTTGTGGTTCGGCGCACCTATGTAACCGGAAGCGCAGTTGACAATGAGGTTTATCAAACAAGTTGGAATCTTGACACCATGAAGGGCACAGGCGTTTCCGGGGTGACGCTGGATTTCACCAAAACGCAGATATTCCTGATTGATCTGGAATGGCTTGGCGTGGGGCGGGTAAGATGTGGCTTTGTGGTTGATGGGCTTATTTATTACGTGCATGAATTTAACAACGCCAACAGCCTGGGCACTGTTTACATGAGCACGCCGAATTTGCCCTTGCGTTATGCGATCTCAAACGACTCGACCGCAATGGCAGACAGCATGTATCATATCTGCTCAAGCGTTATGAGCGAAGGCGGACAACAGGAAAATGGAGTATTACGTTATAAATCAACGGCGGGAACGCATTTAGACGCAAACACCGAAAATACAGTCTATGCCCTGATTGGAATAAAGCTAAAATCCGATCATCTTGATACGGTTGTAAAACTTGTCAACGTGGCTTTGCAACTGCAAACGGCAAGCAATCGCTGCGAGTGGGCAATTTATTTCAATCCTACCGTAGCGGGAACGCTAACCTGGAATAACGAGACAAATAGCGGAGTGCAAACCTGCTTAGGCGCAACCGCGAATACCGTAACGGGAGGGTACGCTATAACCGGGGGATATGTCGAATCAAGCGGCGTGGCGACGGGCGGGGCGGGAAGCGTGGCGGGGAATATTACCAATGCGCGGTATTTAGGCTCAACCATCGCCGGGGTATCTGATTCGATATTCGTTGTCGTGCGTCCTATTGGCGGCAGTACAAACGTGGATGTTGAAGGAAGTTTAACTTGGAGAGAGCTACGCTAATGTATAAATATCATTTTAAAATCAAAGTCAATGGCAAGCATATAATTAAAGAGGTTGTGACATGGCACTACCAGGAATCATTGCAGGGGTAGCAACGGGCATAGGGGCACTTGGTTCATTATTCGGAAGCGGAAGCAAGACAGAAATTCCGCCGGAATTGCGGAAGATTTATAAAATGCTTTTGGAGCGTTCACAGCAAGGGCTGTCCGATCAGGCAGTGAGCCAGATGTTGCAACGCGCAAAAATTGGATTGGGTAACGAAGCAGGCGCATTAAGTTCCCTCACGCAATCCCGTTTAACTCGCGCCGGAGCCGGAACCGGTGTTCAACAGACCGCCTTGAATCGCATTAACGCAGAACGCCTAAAAGGCATAGGTTCTGCGACAATCGACGTGGGGTTAGCTGATGAACAGGCCAAGCAGCAGGCAATGATGGCATTGGCGCAAATAGCCCCTATGTTTGGCAGCGAAGAATTTAAAAGCTTCTATGGAAGCGGTTTTGCAGATTTGTTCGGGGCGGGATTGAACTATTTTCTAAACCGGCCTGAGAAAAAGAAGCAAGCACAGCAAGGAACGGGTATTTATGATACCCCTTATGGTGAACCTGGTGAAAGGTGGGGATAATGGCAAAGCAAGAAGTGACACGCACACCTGACCGCTTGCGCGGCGCGGAGAATATGGCTTCTGCCGTAGCGCGGGTACTTGATTTCACTTTGCAAAATCAAATGCAGAAGCAACGCGAAATGCAGGCATTGGATAAAGTGCGCGAAATGCAGGCCGCCGAAGATGCCCGCTTAGATGAGAAAATCCGCGCCGACTTTGCCAACCTGCAAACCAAACTTGCCGACGAAGGATTGCGTTGGAAAGAGCAAAAAGCGATTGAGCAGCAAAAACTTGATCAAATGAAAGCCAAAGACGATCAGGCCGCCGAAATAGGGCACTTGAAACGTTTGCAAGAATTGAGAGATGCACAGAACAAGCTAAAGATCGAACGGATGCAGCGTGACATCGAGGAATCTCAATCGAACCGCGATATAAATTTTATTAATGCAGCCAAGTCGCTTTATCCGGTAGAATCATATCTTAATACCTATGAAACACTTATCAAAGTACCTTACGAAACCGGGATTGATCCTATGCCCTATCTTGAGCAGGCGGAAAATCTCAGACGGCAACGGAGAGCGTTCTTGCAGGCGCAGGGAGTAAACATACCCGAAGAAGCAGGGCCTTTTCGGGAAGGATACCGATTTCCTTTTGATCCGTTCAAACAGCAGCAAACCGGGCAGCAATCGCCTTTTGATTTTATGGGGGAAGGCGGCAGAGAGTTAATACAGCCGAACCAGCAAGCGCCGACGAAAGAAAAAACCAAACTCGAATGGCCTGAATAATGCCAGAGAAGAATCTACAATACCTGTATGATACCGTTTCGCAGACGCATGACGTTGGCGATTATGAGACCTTTGCCAAGAAGATGCAGAGCGAGAAGAATCGCAGGTTCTTTTACGACACCTTTTCGGAGAACTACGATCTTGGGGATTTTTCTGCCTTCGAGAACAGGTTATTCCCAAAAATGGGTTTGGGTGAGGCGGTTGTCGAACGGATAAAGCCGACTGTAGGTGGAAGAGGGGCGGCGGTAGAAACAATTTTAAAAACTTTGGCATTACCTGCCAATCTTTTGGCCGCAGCGTTACCAACTCGAAGCGGTGAAATGGCTGGCAAAGAAGAAACTTATGCCGAACAAGTGGCACGTGGCAAATTCCCCGCCGAAGCATTATCCCCGGAAGAATTGCAGGGAATCGGAAGGGCTTTTAGAACCGCCACCGGGCAATATCAGGCAGCCTTGCCGGAGCAGGAGCAGGCATTAGGGGCATTGGCAACGGATGTTATAGTCGATCCGCTCAACCTTGCCGGTTGGGGGCTTGGCAAAAAGGCAATGGATGTTATCAGGCTTGCCAAAGCGGGGAAAGCGGCGAATGCGGCAAAGACCGTTGCGGAAGTGGCAGAAGCGGCAAAGACCGTGAACATCGACGATTTCGTTGCATCGCTTGGCAAGTCGAAAGAAGAAAGCGCACTCAAGAAGATTCTCAATGATATAAAAGAGGGCGTTGATCCGAACGAGATTGTTGAACGGGCGGCGCGTGAAAATATAGATGTGACCAGACTGCCGGATGTAAAAGGGAAACGCACTATCTTTACACCGGAGGAATTGGAAAAAGACTTGTTCCGGGTTAATGTAGAAGAATTGCCGGATATAACAAAGGAGGCTCCAGGTGGTAAAGCGCGTCAAAGGCGGGTGGCGGGTAGTAAGCCACAAAGGGAAGCCATTAAGCCGGAAGCTGAAATCGAAGGCGGCGGCGGTGCGAAGGCTGAAACAGGTGGAGTGGTTCAAGCACCACAAAAAATAATTGCCAAAATCAAATCAGGCGAAGCCACTGGCAAAGATATAAAACAGTTTGCCCAGGAGCAACCGAAAGCCGTTGTTGATGAAGCTGAGGCAACCTTGCGTCAGGAATTCAAACAGGCTGCCAATGATTCACCGGAGCAGGGCAATCTCTCCCAGGGGATTGATATACTAACGCAAGCAAGCGGGAAAAAGCCGCAAGTGCCCATTGCAACCGCGAAAGGGACAGCCGAAACCGGGAAGAATATCAAAGTTTATCATGGTTCCAGGCGTGACATTAAAGGTGAATTGAAGCCCGACAAAGACGGGATATTTTGGGTAACGAAAGATAAGGATTGGTCTAAAGGATATGGAACGAACACGCTTGAATTTGAGATACCCGAAGCCAAAATATTAAAAGAAGGCGATCCTGTTTATAAAGAGATATTAGATGCTGCACCCGATCAGGGATATAGCAAATTACAATGGCTGGAAGAAGCTGAGAAGCGAGGGTATTTAGCGGTTGAAAGAGGTAACGAGATTGCTACAAGAACAAGTGTCATAAAGGGAGGAGAAAAAGAATTTTGGCAGATGACGCAACAAGAAGCAATCAATAAGTATATGGAGCACCCGGCATTTAGAAAAGAGCCATTAGAGAGCAGAAGAACTTATAATATAGTAAATTCACATATACAAGAAATAATAGATGCCATAAGGGGAGGTAAAAAGGTTCCTAAAGAAGTTATAGATTCCCTGTCAGACGATATTTTAAAAGCATATCCAAAAATCGCTGAATATGCAAAATCGCTCTCTGTGCCCAAAGGCGCACCCACCGGAGCGCAGAAGGTTAGAACCGCAATCGGGCGCGATCCAAACTTGCGCCTGAAAGACAGTGAGGTTGAAAGCATTTACGGCGCAGGCACAGAGGAAAGCAAGAAGCTGATAAAGCAGATTGGCGGGGGCAATAAAACCCTTGACGACGTGAGCCTGCAATTGCAGGAAGCGGGAACCATCCCGCCAGCGCCGGGCGGTTATAACTCACAGCACCTTATCAACTTGATTTCGGAAGATGCGCCGACTATTGCCCAGGCAGAACGCGAGTTGGCAAAAAAGGCCGATGAAATTTACGGCCCAATGGCAAAGGAAGCGCCGCCTATCAAGGAACGGCCTGTGCCACCGAAGCCGACCAGCAACGCCGAAAAGCTCATGTATGACGATCTGAGCGTGGGAGACGAATTTACGATCAACGGGGAAAAGTTTACCGTAACGGCCAAGATGGTTGACGATGAAACCGGGCGAGCGTGGGGAATCAAGCTGAAAGACCGGAAAAACTATGAACAGGATTGGGGCGACTTTGAAACCGGCGTGTCGTTTGACGCGGGGAGTTTGAAGAAGGCGGGAGAAGCCGCACCTGCACCGAAAGCCGAGCCGCTTGAACAGCTTGCGAAGCCGACGGCAAAAGAACCCTGGGAGATGACTAAGGGTGAGTTTTATACATCTGACGAATTTGCTCCAAATTATTATACTGCATTAAATTTTCCCCGTTTAGAAGGAGATGAGATTGTAACCATTTATCGAGGTATCAAAAAAGGTGCAACAAGGAAAATCAAGCCAGGTGACTGGGTAACAATGAATAAAGGATTAGCAGACGATGTTGCTTTTTTCCGACGTGGCAAGGATTGGGGGGAGGTTATACAAGAGAATGTTAAAAAATCTGATTTAGTCAAGATGGATTATGATATAGGGAACGAATTAGCCTACCTTCCTAAAGGAATTGAGAAAATACATAAAAATGCAGTAGAGCAAGCCCTATCCGAAGGCAAGCCCGTTCCCGATGAAGTGCTCAAAGATTACCCCGATTTGGTGAAGAAAGCCGAGCCTACGCCCATCGAGCAGGTGGCGAAGCAAACAACAACCGGAAGGAATTACCCTGATACTTGGGATAATCAGATAAAATTGGGAAGAAAGGTAGAAATTGTAAAACAGGCAGGTTGGACGACTAACAAAGGTGGATTGTCAAGGCTTGGTGAGAAAATTGCGGAATCGAAGTGGGAAGAATTATCACCAGCAGCAAAAAATGTTCTTCAAAGGAAAATAGATGACTTCTATTCCAAGCCCCTCAAAGAAGGCGAATCCATCCCCTTGCAGCGCGGAACGAAAGAATTTACCGAAGAAGCCGCTAAAGAAGGCAGACCGCTTGAAAAGCTAACCCGCCAGCAGAAGAAAGAGAAGTTTGCCGAAAAGCTGGAAAAGGGCAAATACGAAGGGGATATGTTTGTCGAGGCGCAACGGGCAAAGCAGACTTCGCTATTAGAGCCGCCGAAGGAAACGCCGCTTGAGCAGTTGACGAAAGGCGGGAAAACGCCAGTTACGTTTAAAGGCTTGCAGCATGTCCCCGGAACCGATAAGGCTGTTCCGCTTGTTGACTTGCCCAATGGCTCTACCGTTGGCCTGGATGAAGCGGCACATTATCTTTCCCCGGCAGAAAAAGCAAAGATTGATGAAGCATTCAAGACAAGCCATTTCTCTGGGGTAGTTGACCAAAACGAAGCAATCCGCTTAATGGAGGCTGGAACTGATGTTGTTGGCCAAACCGCACCAAAACAAGCGGGTTTAGGTATATCTCCCGATTTAAAGAAAAGAGCGGCCAATTTCTTACGCAAATACTTTAAATCCGGCGGGAACTTGCCAAAAGAGGTTGTGCGGGAAGGTGAAAAACTGCGCGGCAGGATTGCGGTGAGAATGCGTGATATTGACCGCCACTTGAATACCTTGCGGCAAGTTGCCAAAGAAACGCCGGAACTTCGCACCGAGGCGGGATTGCAAAAAATGGATGCCTATCTAAAAGGCGACCGTTCGGTCAATTTGCCCAATCACGTCAAGGTCAATTTGGATGCAATGAGAGATGAAATAGACAATCTTTCCCGCGAATTGATGCGAAGCGGCATACCGTCTGAGAAATTGCAATTGACGATTGAAGATAATCTTGGGCAGTATATTACCCGCTCTTACCGCAAGTTTCTGGAAAAAGGGTATAAGCCGACCGATGAAGCAACGCAGGCAGCGAGGGCTTTGTTTACTCATACGATACCATCCGAAATGGTGGGAGAATTGCCGAACCTGAATTATGTAGGGCGCAGGGTAAAGTTGAGTAACGCAGGCTTTGAAACCGTTGAAGATATAGCAAGAGCGACACCAGATGAGTTAGTTTACGCAATTAATACTAAGGGCTATACTACCGCAAAGGCCGCCGACGACATAGCCGAAGCGCAAAGGCTTTTGGGTGAAATCCCCAACAGAATTGAGGGGCGTATTGATGAACTCCTGGCAAAAGACCTGGATAAGGCTAATTTCCGCCAGGGAACACCAATGGGCAGGGTTAATCTAAACAACCTAAAGCGGCGCAAGGATATTGACGAAGCTATCCGCGACCTTTACGGCGAAGTAAAAGACCCCTATGTAAATTTTTATATCACCGCCAAAAAGATTATTGAGCAGGTAGAGAACCGGAAATTCTTAGAAGGTATTGCGCGATTCAATGAAAGCCTTTCGGTAGGCGATCCGCAGAAGTTTCTCTACAATAAGGCGTTCAAGCAGGGTGATAAGAGTTATTCCGTGAAACTTTCTGCCGAGGGCAATAAGGCTTTGGAACCCTTAGACGGGCTTTA